GCTTGAGCCATTTGCAATTAAAGCTACATCGGCTGAAATAGCCATTGATTTTGAAGAGACAGGATTATTGCTGGACGACAAATACCCACGCTTTTCAATATCACCTGATGGCATATTTGAAGATGAAAACGGCTTAATTATAGGGGGCATTGAAACAAAATGCCCTAACTCTAAAAAGCACGTTGAGTACCTGATAAAAGACGAGATACCTAAAGAGTATTTAAACCAAGTAAAAGCGCCTTTTATTATGTCAGATGACGTTACATTTTGGGTCTTTGCCAGTTTTGATGACAGAAATTATGAACGTCCACTATTCGTTAAGACAGTCACCAGGGACGACTTTGATGACATTGACGAATGCAGGGCAAAGCTACTTAAATTCTTAGATGTGGTCAATGATGTCCACATGGATTTAACTTTTTAAATAGGAGTAATACAGCATGGCACGAGGCGTAAACAAAGTTATATTAGTAGGTAATGTGGGCGGTGACCCAGAAACTAAAGCTATGCCATCTGGCAGCATGGTTACGAACATTACGGTGGCGACTAGCGAATCCTGGAAGGACAAGCAAACAGGCCAATTGCAAGAGCGTACAGAATGGCACAGGGTAGTTTTCTTTAATCGCCTAGCTGAGATTGTTTCCGAGTATGTACGTAAAGGTTCAAAAGTCTATATTGAGGGCTCTTTACGCACTCGTAGTTGGGAACAAGAAGGGGTTAAGCGATACAGCACTGAGATAGTGGCTTCTGAAATGCAAATGCTAGACAGCCGCGAAAATGGTCAGCAGCAGCAGCAAACGCCACAGCAAAGGCAACAAGCCCCCAGACAGGCAGCGCCAAGCCCTCACTCTAATGGGACGCCCCAGCAACAGCAGGAGCAACGCCAAGCAATGCAGAAAGCACCACAAGGCGGCTTTGATGATGGGTTTGATGATGATATTCCGTTTTAGATAGCCGTGATGACACTTTGGAAAGACGAAGCCCCTAGCCCCTTAATTGGGGTTTTCGGGTAGTAAAACTAAATAGGTGATTATTATGATGGCAGCAACGACTAACGATATTACAGGCGACCGATTAGCCAGCCGAGGCAATAGCGAAAAGTTTAAAACTAACTTTGATAGGATATTTGGTAAGAAGAAAACCGCCACTACTAAGTTCAAAGACAGGGTGACGCTAGGGCTATCTCCAAGCACTGATTTAGAAACCTGGGATTGTCGCAGCGAAGTAGAAAAGGCGGCTGATTCATTGCTAAATTTGAGATATGACGGAACAAAAATCGAGCCAACACTATGAATAATTTAATGACCGAGGAAGAAATTGCCACAGTGACAGGCTTTACATCAATGGCTAAGCAATGCGAAGTTTTTAAAGAACACGGCATCCACTTTGTTAAAGATCGGAATGGATGCCCCCACGTAACGTGGTACAGCTTTAATAATCCTAGCCATTTGCGATTTAATAATAACCTAGCGCATAATGAAGAACCAAACTTTTCGGCAATGGGTTAACTATGTCACCAAGAAAAAGAATTAAAGGCCCTGAATGGTTACCCCTTCGCTGTTACATGGGGCGGGTGTCCTACGAATACCACCCAAAGTCTGGCGGCTCGGTAAAGCTGGGCTTGCTGACTGAATCAAAAGAAATAATTCTAGCTAATTATTATGCGGCTGTGTCTTTAAGTGAGGAACCCACTGGGGCATTCGCTCAATTGATGCGTGAGTATTTCGCAGGGTCTAATTATTTAAAACTAAGCACTAGGACGAAGATAGATTACGTGGGTTATGGAAATCGGGTGGGTTTTGTTTTTGGAAAGACAAATAAACATAGAATCAAGCCCCACCATATAAGACGCTACATGGATCAAAGGGCAAAGACCACAATTGTTCAAGCAAACCGTGAGCATTCATTTATGAGTGCGGTTTTTTCATGGGCTTATGAGAATGGCAAGGTTAAGGCTAACCCATGTAAAGGTGTTCGTAAGTTCGCAGAGCCGCATCGTGAACGTTACATTGAGGATTGGGAGTATAACAAAGTGTTGGGGCAGGCTTATCGAAGGTGGCCCCTATTAGCGGCTGCAATGGAGATAAGTTACTGTTGCGCTGCCAGACAAGGGGATGTCTGGAATTTGACGCGCTCAGACTTGCGCGAGGAAGGTATTTACATTCGCCAAGGCAAGACAGGTGCTAAACAAATCAAGGAATGGAACCCACGGCTAATGGCTGCTGTTGATTTGGCCCTATCAGTTCAGACCGTAATGAGTATGAAATATGTGTTCGCGGATAAGAAGGGTAATCACTCCAAGCAGACGACTATGGCTAAGTGGTATGCGGAAGCGAGGAAAAAGGCTTGGGAAAATCATACTGGCGAATGGGTGACAGATTTCACCTTCCACGACATTAAAGCTAAATCAATTTCTGACTACGATGGCAACTTGCAAGAATTTTCAGGGCACAAGACCGAAGCACAGGCTCAAAACTATTCGCGCAAAATAAAGATCGTTCCAACCTTAAAATAACCCAACTACTGTATATAAAACCAGCACTGTATATTAGGCGAAATATTAGGCGGTGTTAGGCGAAAGTAAACACTATCGCTGAAACGCCCGTATAATGGAGGCCGAACCCAGAATCGAACTGGGGTAAACGGATTTGCAATCTGTATGCGTTTCCTTATAAATCAACAATATACCACTCCCTCGCCTAACAAATGAGCAAAAAACAGGCCGCTAAAACCATCACTTCTTTATTTTTTAACCACTGTATATTAGGCGGGGATATTAAAGAATTTTATTATTTTTTATCGATGGACTTTCTCGGTTTCAAACCGATTAAGTATAATATGAGTTCGCGCAGACCCCCCTTTTTTTACTTTGGGGGAGTTGACTTTTGTTTTATTAACCCTTTACATCTATCCGTTATGTATATACAATACGTATATGGGTTGAGTTAGCCCCACCGACCAAGCGGCACTTGGAGCAAGGAGTAGATTATGAGCATTATAATAGTAGAAGTACCCCACCAAAGAAGCCCCAGTGTTTGGTTTGCTAAAAATGAACAGCACATCATTCAAATGGCAAGTGAAGTACACGACTTTGGCTATGAAAATTGGAATATGGAAAGAGCTGTTATTTGTTTTGGCGATGAAATACCAGACAATTTAACGGCACTTCTCAGTAAACATGGCAAAGCTATTTGCACAGGATACTGCCAAGAATCCGAATTTTACGCACCTAAAGACGCACCAACTGAGATTGAGGCAGCAAAAGAAGCTATTGGGCATGACCTCAATACCTGCTACTTCTTGACAGTCACAGAGGCTAAAGAGTTCAAAGGCCATGCAGATGTTGAGATTGCGCTTAATAAATTCATTAAAGATAATGAGTGGCTTTTTGGAGGTGACGCATGAATCTTGAACTAACCTTGAAGCACTTTAAAATGTTTAGTCATACGCAATGTTCAACTGACGGAATTGAAATGTCTAATGCTGATCGCTTTATCTGGGAAGATGGTGACGAAATAAAAGAGTTTGATTTATCCGACAGTCATGTGCATTGGGTAGGTGATGGCGCACTGCAAGCTGTGATTGCGTTGCAGATTTTAAAAAGTGAAGGCTTTAAAGCTGGCTTGTTTTGGGACGATTTTTACATTGATGGTATTGATGGTGATTTTTGGGGCTGGTGTATCCTAAGTAATTACGGCTCAAAAAGGACGAAATAATGAACAATGATTCAGATTTTGATTTAGCAATGCAAAAAATATGGAGAGAAGGAGCCTTAATATTTAAAAAAAGAAAATCAGATGATCTTTCAAGCATTATTTATTCTGAAAGTGATGTAATGATGTTATCTGATAAAGCAACAGCCAAAGGTTCGTACAAGTGGGAAACTAACTCAGGGCAGTTAACAAATATGAATAAACATGGAAGCACTGGCAACACTAACGCCAGCAAAGAGGATACTAAATCATCGGTGTTAACTGTGCGATGTTATCCCTACGAAAAGGCAGCATGGGTTAACGCTGCTAAAGGCCAAAAGCTTGCTGAATTTGTAACGACTGCACTAAATGATGCGGCAAAAAGAAAGAATAGACTATGACTTTCCCAAAATGTACAGAATGCGGTTCAACACACCCTGATTTTGATTTTGATTTGACTAGCTGGAATGATGGCGTAGAAAGATCAGAAGACCCTACCATTGGTTTTGTATTGCGAGAGGGTGATTTCTGCCAAAATCATAACTGTGAGGCAGGTAATGTTTTTATAATGAAATTAGAAGACCTACTTAGACAAACCGTTTTAG